GGGTTTGCCGCCCATAAAACGGCACTTCCTTCGTAAAGCATCAGTTCTGTAATGGTGCGTATGCCGGTACTATTATCCATTTCGGATTTAATAGTACTAAAACCGATTGAGTGCTGATTGATAAGACCTGCTTCGTAAAGTTTCAGCATATCCTCCCCCATTTCCGTTTCAATAACTTCTGTAACGGCTATGAGCGCATCGCCTTCAACGTATAACTCTTTCGGCTTACCCAAAGCATACTTCATCGAAGTTTTATGGTCAACTAATGACCAAATAAGATTCTTCCCTTGCGGCCCTCTTGCAGTAATTGTGCGAGTAAATGCAGCAGGACTGATAATGTCATTGTCAAGGTCAACATTGCTCATCCTTGCCCATACGGCTTTCACCTTACGGCTTTCTTTGTCAACATCTTCGACACCATTCATTATATCCTTAACGCTATATTGCTTCATTCAATAACATTTGTAATTGCAAAAATAAACTATTATTCCATAAACTCCACAGGGTGCCAGCAGGCCCCTTTAAGTTGCCTTGTATTGATACGGGCATATCGTTCTCATCTCTCACTACTTCAAATCCAACGGTGCAGCGACAATTACACACATTCCCTGCACTTGCCCGACTATCGCCTGGATATTCCATCTGTTCTACACTACCCATACCGGGTACGGTGAAAGGTTCATCTACTGCAACACGCTTTCCATCCATGTGCAAATGGTCGAACTTATCACGGGGGATGCGCCTTGTTCTATCATCGGTTATCGCTATCCATTCCTTTTCGGTTTGCAGACCTGTTGATACGGCACCTAACAACGCACCCTGATTTGCGGCTCTTGTTGTTTCTGTTCGGGCAATGAGTTCTGCTCTATACGCATTGATACCTGACTTTTCTAATTCGGTCATCATTTGCGTTATGCTCCACCCTTCCTGCATACCTTTAATTAATACCTTGCGGATAGTTTCCTTCGTGGTATTGGTAATGCCATCGGTCAGCATAGTCAATCCCTGATCTAAAAATAACTTAATAACTATCGCCCATCTTTGTTGAGGTGTCAAGTTATCCTTGATACCTGCTTTGCGCCTAATCTTATCATAGTTGTACTTCGCCATTGTCATTCCTGCACCTTGATGCAGTTGGCTGATAATTCGTTTCAGTCCGCTTTGGTCGGGTTGTTCACCATTGAGTATAGCTCTGCATTGCTTATCAAGTTCCTTCTTAATAAGCACCCTGTATTTCTTTCGGTATTTATTGTATAGTTGGCGGTACATCTGGCAGATTAGTAAAGTCATCCATTGGCATCAATCCCTGTGGAATATACAACTTTTGATAATCTTCAAGCGGAACGTTCGGATCCGGTGCTATACCCATTACCTTCAGTTTCTGCTCCGGTGTCAGCCACCATGATGTATTCAACCATTGCGCCTGTGCTTCCCTGTTCGCTTCGAGTTCTTGGTAAACGGTCAAATCGAAGTCCACGAATATATCAGTATTCTTGTACCCCCAATCGGTTTTCATCTTACGGTTAAGGTTATCCCGGATGGCAATCAGTTCGGGAAGTACTGCCCGTAATGTCAGCGATTTCTCCGCTTCCCGCATATTGTTGTATGTAGCGGCATCCTGCGAACCTAATAGAACCGGAGGTACACCATAGATTGAGCATAACGCTTCCTTATCCCATTTCTCTGATTCGATTAGTTGCAGGTCTTTGGCAGGTAGGCCAATCTGTGTCCATCCTACTTTGTACCCTGATACGGCTGCACTACCATGCTTGCCGGCGCCGGATGCCATTGATATTTGCGTTTTAAGTGCCTGTGCTTGCGCGCCACCACTTAATGGGTCGAATCGCATATCATCCATGTAAAGTACACCCTGCGGCCCCATGTTATCGAACATCGCAACGGATGCGGTCTTTGAACTATTGGAACGGGTTAAGACCTTCGATGCCGCCCGTAAAGGCGATAATCCATACAGCTGCCCACCGGTTGCTGACCATTCGGGGTTGAAGTATTTATCATGCAGAATCTCCTCTGTATTGAACGGAATGTACTGCCCATAGTAAAGTTGATACGCAACCTTCTTTGGCGGGAATTGCTCAATATCTACTTTGATTGCCATGTATTGGGATGGTAGTACATACAACTCCATTGGCTTGCCCTTGTTCACGGAAGCATCGCCAACCATTTTTGCATAGATGAAGGAATTGCCCGTTATCTTCTTGAAACCTACCCATTGTTCGATAAGGTCGCTCCATGAATCTTCACTATTTGGGTATTTGAGCAACTCATTCAGCCGGGCATCGCCTTCGTATAGTTCAAAGGCCTGCTCTTTCAGTTCCTTCAGTTCTTTCAGGTCAATGGTTACCGGTGAGTTTAGTTTCGCCTGGTACTGCTTTGCCTTCGCTTTGTCCTTCACCTTATACACTCCCCAGGGTGCTACTTTCGCCTTTTGGGTAATTAGCGTAATGATGGCATATACCAAGTCATTGCCGATATAACTATCCCTAACTATTTCTGCCTGATTCTGCCCATCCCAAGTTATCAATCCCCTTTCGATTGATACTTGAACAGGTGATTTAACGGGTGCTGCTTTTCGGCGGAGAAAATCGAATAAACCCATAATGTTTTATTTGTTACTGGCAAAATTACGATTTAATTGCCTACCATACTGCCACCTGAAATGCCGGCTTGTGCAAGTGGGTGAAGATGGCATAACGCATCGCATCTAATCCATCGTCATTCTCCTTCACCGGCTCGTCAATCACATTGTCATTCTTATCCTTCTTCCACTTGTAGCTTTGCAACTCCCGAATGATGTTTTTGCTACCGGATGTAACGTACAACGGATAAGATTTAACCTTCAATATTCCTGGCCATACTTCTTTGTTTGCCGCCTGTGCATTAATACCACCCCTGTAAAGTTCTTCAATAGATTTCGGCTCAGCTGCATCGCAGTACACGGGTTTGCGGTCGCTGATGTAGTCTTTCACTTCCCGGCTTATTTCAGATGGAGTTAACCCCGATTTGTATATCAATTCCTGCACATAGTTCGCACCCTCATAGTGTACCACCTTAACAAGTGCTAACGGGTGAACATATCCAAAGTCAAGTCCATAGAACACATCGCCACCTTCCGGGAGTACATCTGTTATCTGCCATTTGGTGTAGATAATCTCTTTCGCAGCACCCCTTTCTCCCAACCCATACACCTTCCACATGAAGTCATCGGGCAGGTTGCGATAACCCTCAATGATGTCTATCTGTGTTTGGGATAAGTTCCCTTTATTGTGGATATAGGTAGATTTTATCCGCTTGTTGTTGGGATTGTCGGCCACATCGTACACCCATGATACGAAGTCAGCAGGGTTCCAGTCTAAAAATATAGTTCCCGTTGTCCGCATGGCCAACTGGTCAAATAGTGCCTTGCGGATAAGGTTGGCTTCATTCACGAAAAGAATATCCCTACCCGGCCCCCGTGCCTTTTGTTCATCTTCTAACCCGAATAGTTCGATATAACTGCCATTAGGGAATTTGTAGATAAAATCGGTGAAACTGAAATCTTCATCCTTCCAAATATTCCATTCCTCCATAATGGTCTTGAAATCCCTGTATGCACCCCGTTTGATGTGAGGAAGTGAATGGGAAACTATCGATATACGCTTGTTGCGTTGGGTAGATGCTATCTGAATAAGCAACTGAACAATGGAGAATGATTTCGACGATCGACTTCCCCCCTCATTGCAGATTATCGGGAATCCCTCATTGTATGCCTTCTCATTGGCATAGAATACCGATGTCGCTTTGATTTGCTTAACTTGTTGCGATAGCATTATAATACAAATTAATTAAAATAATGACTGTTGATGCAAATCGTAATTAGTTTTATGATTTGACCATATTGCTTCTGTTGTATTTGTATTTGAAACTCCTTGTATTTTTACAATAGGTTTGAAAGGTAGCCAATTTGCTTTTGTATTTTCACATACTATTGATTGTCCGTTTCGATTCTTGCACCATTCAGCCAAAAAATTAAAATCAATTTGCTTTGAACTTTTTTTATAATGTTCACCACCAAATTGGTATGGCGCATCAATAAACCAAGTAGCTTCTACATTTTCAATTTCATCATAGTTACCAAGTTTAATTTCCCAATGTTTTATTTTATGCAAGTTATTAGCAATGTTTTTATATAAGTTAGGAGTAGTATCAAAATTATTTTTTGCCATTTTGCTTACTTTATTTCTCGGTTCCAAACTACCACACCCAGCAAAAAAACCTAAAAACAATATTTCTTCATCTGATAACCATAATTTATTCAATTCCATTTTTGCTTCAAGTTTTGGCAATTTCAAAATATCTTGTTCACTTGCTTGTTGTAAGTATTTCCAAACCCTTATCACTATTTCATATTTATCTACAAGCAATACATCATTTTGCCAATACTTTAAGCTATACCTTGCACTACCTGCAAATGGTTCAATTATTTTTGAATATTTAGGTGGAGGATAATAATCAACTATTTTTGATTTGCTTCCGTAATAACTAAACATAGTTAATATTTAACTTGTTGCGATACCACACTTCTTGAATTTCTCCA